AAAAGCGCCGTCGTCAACAGCTACGATACACGTTCCAATCGTAACGGGAACTTCACAAGACACACGTCGTCCGAAGCTCTCATCGATGAATAAGCATAAGAAGAGAAACTTCAAGGCATACCGTGGACAAGGAAGATAATGCAGTATATTAAAATTGATAGTGACATGTGGTCCGATGCGGGCAAAGTTTGGTTTGTACATGAATATACGACACGTGAAAATAGTACCGGCGTAACTCTTACGATTGAAGATACCACAAACGGTGAAATTCAAACACGCGTTGTTCCACAAAACCAAATTCAATGGCTTGAAGCGAAGGACTGGTAATGCTCTATACGGGATCGGGGAATATACCTCATCACATTTATTGTTGGGTAGATTCTTCGTTCATTCGTAAGAATGCTAAGCCATATACTTTCGAGCCATGTATCTGGTTTGCTCTTCATGCCAAAGCTGGACATTCTTGGGGATGTCATATCATGCTCGAGTGTGGAGCAGTTTGGCGCGGAGTTCCTCCTCATGCATTGGCATTCTCTCCGGATCCAGAACCAGTTTGGCATCTCGAAGACACGCAAGTGTGGGATTGCTACGGCGATCAGTTTTCAGTGTTGATATATAACTATCTGCACAGCCAACAAGCTGAGATTCGAAAGAGCGGTCTTTTTGGCCGTTATCTTTTCACAGTCGTTCCGATGAATGATGGATATACACAACATCCTTCGCAGTCAAAAGAATTCATGTTCATTGAATTGGATAATGGTAGATTGACTATCATGCCGACAAACGAACTTCGATTCCATGATAAATCATATACCGAAGGCGATTGGCCTAAGGATCTTAAATTAAATACCAGCACCTGGAGAGTTGAATGACAGTTTTTTCAAACGAAATGTTTGATGCTACAGAACAAACTTGCTTCTTTGGCAAGTCGGTGAATATTGCTCGTTATGATAAGCAACGTTACAATACGTTTGAAAAGTTAACCGAGAAACAACTTGGTTTCTTCTGGCGTCCCGAAGAAGTCGATCTGTCTCGTGACGGTAAAGATTTTAAGGCACTCAACGACCATGAAAAACATATTTTTACGAGCAATCTCAAGCGTCAGATCCTCCTTGATTCTGTACAGGGCAGAGCTCCATCTTTGGCTTTTCTTCCAGTATGTTCGCTTCCTGAGCTGGAAACCTGGATCCAAACTTGGGCGTTTAGCGAGACGATTCATTCCCGTTCCTACACTCATATCATTCGCAACGTCTATTCTGATCCTTCCAGAGTTTTTGACGAGATGCTGGACATCCAAGAAATAGCCGACTGCGCAGCTGATATCAGTAAGTACTACGATGATTTGATTGAAATGAACAATCTAAATTCCATCGATCCTTACTGGGTTGGTGATAGGCAAGCTGTTGATCCATATCAACACAAGAAGGCTCTATGGCTTTGTCTAAATGCTGTTAACGCTCTCGAAGGAGTAAGATTCTATGTCTCGTTCGCATGTAGCTGGGCTTTTGCGGAAGTTAAGAAGATGGAGGGCAATGCCAAGATCATTAAGCTCATCGCGCGGGACGAGAACGTTCACCTTGCCTCGACTCAACAGCTCCTCAAAATTCTACCAAAAGAGGATGAGGACTTTGCTCGCATACAAGAAGAAACACGAGATGAATGCATCAGCATGTTTTACCGAGTGGTCGAGCAAGAGAAAAGCTGGGCACATTACCTTTTCAAGGAAGGGTCGATGATCGGACTCAACGAGCAGTTGCTCTGTGAATATGTCGATCACATTGCTGCTAAACGTATGGGTGCTATCGGCTTGAATGGAAAGCCAGGAGCGAATCCTTTGCCATGGACACAGAAGTGGATTTCAGGTTCTGACGTGCAAGTTGCTCCACAAGAAACAGAAATTACTAGCTATGTAATCGGCGGCGTGAAGAAAGACGTCGACGAAAATACTTTTAAAGGATTTACTTTATAATGTGTACAGTATCTAATATCGGTGATGGTTATCGGGACAACTTTCCTCCTCGTTGGCCAAACATTGTTTGGCCAGCACAGCCAACAGGTGTTCCATATCCGTCACAACCAGGCATACCCGGACAACCTTTTGTTATCAATACTTCCGAAGTTACAAGAGAAGAGTTCAACGCGCTGAAGAAAGAGGTTGAGGAACTTAAGCAACTGCTAAAAGCTGCTAAGAAGTTCGACGAAGAAACAGGTCAGCCTGATTGCCACATGGATGACAAAGTAGATTTCATTAAGAAGCTAGCAGAATATGTTGGCGTTGATTTAGAAGACATCTTTAAAAAATAAGAGGAACTAAGATGGATTGGATAACCTGCCCGTCATGCGACGAGGAATTTAAAATAATCACAGAAAATACCGCTCTTCCAGAATACTGTCCATACTGTTCTGCAGAGCTTGATCTTGAAGATCCATTCGAAGAAGAATATGACGAATAAATAGATCTTTCCTCATCTACCGGATTTGATCTATGAGTTGGTTATACGAAGACAAAGAATTTACTGATGTTGAAGATTATTATGGCTTCATATATCTCATTGAAAACATGGCAAACGGCAAGAAATATATAGGCCGTAAATTTCTGACCAAAGCCGGATATAAAACTGTCAAAGGCAAACGAAAGAAGATTCGTGTAGAGTCCGATTGGCGAGACTACTATGGATCTTCGAATTCCCTGAAAGAAGATATCGATCTCTACGGAAAAGACAACTTTCGTAGAACAATATTACGACTTTGTAAGAGTCGTGGAGAATGTAATTACTTCGAAACGAAATATATATTTGATAACGACGCTATCTTAGATCCTAAATATTATAATAGTTGGGTGTCGTGTAAAATTCAAGCAAGCCACGTGAAGGCTTTACTTTTCAACCCCGAACAGGAGAATTTATGAGGTGGGTAAGGTACTAGAACACAAGCATTTGATTGTAAGAGCAGAGCTGAATAATCCTCCACAATGTACATCGGCGATCGATGAGTGGATGAAAAAGCTGGTCAATCAGATTGATATGAAAATTTTAATGGGACCATATACAGTTTATTCTGATATGGTTGGTAATCGTGGATTGACTGCCGTGACTATCATCGAAACTAGTCATATTGCTCTACATGTTTGGGACGAATGCGAGCCTGCTATGGCTCAACTGGATGTTTATACGTGCAGCACTTTAAATATTCAAGATGTGTTCGATGCCATCACTGAATGGGATCCTACAAAAGTTGAGTATAAGTATATAGACCGAGAAAACGGGTTGACATTAATTGAGAAAAATGAGGTGTTATAATGGGTAAAAAGAGAACGCGTAAGACGGTAGTATCGAAAGGCCAGCGTCGTAATATCGTTGCTGGTGTGAAAGAAGTTCGTCAAGACCGCGGTGAAGGCGAAAAAGCCTACAACAAACTAAAGGCGTGGCGCAAAGGTCAGAATCCATGGATTACTGTTCCTGGCACACAAACTAACAAGCGCTTTATCAAAGTCCGTGCTAATGCAGTATACGGAGATCCAAAGCGTGCATCATACGGAATTTATGGAAAGCCAAGCACAAATGAGTAGAAACATTCTAATCTATACCAAAGATAACTGTCCTTTTTGCGTACAAGCGAAAAACTTGTTTACAAATAAAGGAGAACAGTATATAGAGAAGAAGATAGGAAAAGATCTTACACGCGAAGAGTTTATGGAAAGCTTTCCCGATGTAAGAACGGTTCCTTTCATTATAATTGACACAGAAAAGGTAGGTGGTTATGACAAACTCGTTGAATGGTACGACAGACCAGAACGATCGTTCTTGGCAGAATGAATATTTAAAGGGCGTTCTCCAAACTGGAATCGCAAATGTAACCTTCGTAAAGAAGGACGGAACACAACGAAATCTTCTATGCACTCTGTTACCGAGCGAATTGCCGGCACAGACTGATCTTGAAGAAGCCGTACAGAAGAAGACTCCAAATCCTGAAGTGCTCGCTGTATGGGATCTTGAAAATAAAGGTTGGCGTTCGTTCCGCTACGACTCCTGTAAAACACCATATACAGATGGTCAACATCGCTATGGATTGGCAACTCCATTTAAGCATCGTATCGAGAAGATAAATAAACTATACGATCAGGGCAATACCATCATCTATTGGACAGCCCGTGGTTCAGGATCTGGAATCGACTGGACCGAACTTACTACAAAACAACTAAAAGATTGGGGATGCAAGTTCCACGAAGTCCGTCTCGGAAAGCCATCATACGACGTTTGGATCGATGATAAAGCAATTGGAGATGGGTTCTTCTTTTACGATGAAGATATGGAATTGCTGAACGCTACTAAGGAATAATAATGAATAATCAAGATAAGATTGAACTGAACGAACTGAACAAGGAATCGAATGGTGGAACAGAACTTACCACTCGAAATCTCTTCCACCGACTTTCAAGTGATGAACTCGATGGTATCCAAATTATCACTGCTCGCGTCCGCGACCTTGATCCTAACCGAATTAAGATCTATCATCTACAACCTTCAAGATCCAGCTTCAAGAGCTCGCTTTCAAAAGTTGGTCTTCAGCTCTAACTGGCAGTATCAACAGTATCGTGATTATCTTGGAGTTCCATATAGCAATCATTCAACAGTTATCGAAACAGGCATCGAGCCTATTCCACTCGTTGACAAACCAAAGGATAAGATACGTCTCATTTATACGTCCACGCCTCATCGTGGATTGGAGATTCTGGTTCCTGTTTTTATCGCTCTTGCCGATAAATATCCAAACATCGAGCTAGACGTCTTCTCTTCATTCGGCATCTATGGTCCAGGTTGGGAAGGTCGTGATCAGGCATACGAACCGCTGTTCGAAGCATGTCGTAATCATCCACAAATTAACTATCATGGCTGGGCAGATCAGGAGACAGTACGTGCCGCATATCAAAAAGCTCACATCTTTGCATATCCTTGTATCTGGCCGGAAACTTCGTGCAGGTCACTTATTGAAGCTATGTCGGCTGGTTGTCTGGCGGTTCATCCTAACTTCTCTGCTTTGGCTGACACGTCGGGCGGGTTGACTGTCCAGTATGACGGCGATCACGAGAATCCAAATCTGCATGCTAATATCTTTGCACACACTCTGATGTATGCTATCGAGAACATGCAACAAAATGACATGACTAACATGTTGTCATTTGTCAAAGCCTACGCAGATACTCGTTTCGGTTGGGATTCTGTAATTCCCAAGTGGAAGGGGCTCATTGCTTCGTTAAAGGAACAAAACCGTGATATTGGCCAAAGCACCACTCAGAGTTAGTTTTTTCGGCGGGGGTAGTGATATCCCCGCCCACTTTGAAAAATGGGGTGGAGCAACCATCTCAACTGCCATTGACAAGTATGTCTATGTAGCAGTCATGCACACACCACACGACCACATCAAAGTTTCTTATTCGAAACAAGAGCTCGTTACAGACGTAGACGATATCCAGAATGAAATCGTTCGTAATGCACTCAAGTTCTTCGGTATCAAATCCAACATCGAGATCACATCATTCGCAGACATTCCCACGATCGGTAACGGTCTTGGTGGATCGTCTGCTTTTACTTGTGCTCTGATTAAAGCTTTGTCAGCATATCTTGGTTATGAATACGTAAATCCTTATCTTATTGCGAAGACTGCTTGCAATATCGAAATTGACATGTGCGGTTGGAAGATCGGCATGCAAGATCAGTTTGCGTCTACATTCGGCGGTATGAACTACATCGAGTATTCGAATAGTGGTCGTGTGAATGTAAAACGTTTGGATACAATGGCAATCGAGAACTATATGATCTTGATTCCTACAAACATAGAGCATCATGCAGCTAAGATCCTTGACAATATCAACTTTGAATCGAAAGAATTTACAATTCGTGAGCTTGCACGTATAGCAGAGATGCAAAGTACCCAACTTGTAAATCCATTTGAGTACGGTCGATTGCTCGATTCTGCATGGATTCTCAAGAAGCAGATGAGTGCTGAGATCTCCAGTAGTGATATAGATATTATGTACGACAAGTGCAAATCTGCTGGTGCCTATGGGGCTAAATTGCTTGGAGCCGGAGGCGGAGGATACATGCTAGCAATCACAGATTCGAAAGAAATGATTCGCCGAGAATTTTCAGACAGAACATGCCTCGATGTAGGTATCGCACATGAAGGAGCAAGAGTTGTCTATCGAGACTGACATTATATTTGATCATATGGGCCTAATTAATATTGGGTTTGCAAGTATCGATCATGAAGAATTTAAAAAAGCAGCCGAACTGATTTGGCTGACAAGCATTTCAAATCATCGTAACAACATCTATACTATCGGTAACGGTGCATCTGCATCCATCGCTCAGCATTGGGCGTGCGACTATACCAAAGGTTGTAAGAAAGGTGGATTACGCCCAAGAGTTATTTCTTTGGCGGCAAATATTCCACTGATGACAGCCGTGGCGAATGACATCTCCTATGACGACGTTTACTCGTTCCAGCTCGATGCACTCGGACAAGAAGGCGACGTACTCGTGGCCATCTCTTCGAGTGGTAATTCTCCAAACGTTGTCAAGGCAATTGAGACTGCTAAGTCATTGAAAATGAAGACTATTGCCTTGACAGGTTTTTCACCAGATAATAAGTGCGCTCAACTCGCAGATATCTCTCTACATGTCGATATCCAAGAATACGAGGCAGCAGAAGACGTTCATCAAGCTATTATGCATATGATTGCTAAATATATCAGAAACAGAGGTAAGGTTACATAATGTCAAATCAACCAGTATCAATTCATCAGATCGCAGCCCAGTTCGGCACAGATAGTGGTAACTATGAAGTACTCACTGACGCTGCCATTCGATCGAAGGGTGTAGAAGGTGCAGCAGTCGAGATTGGTGTCCGTCTTGGTGGTGGTCTACAAAAGATCATCGACGGTCTCGTAGGAAGTGGTCAAACTCCTGAGAAGCCAGTCTTTGGTATCGATCCTTATGGCAACATCGAGTACTATCGCGATGAGATCTTCAAGGAAGGTCGTTGCGACTATACGAATGAGATGCGCGACATTTGCATGATCAACTTGTATCTGTACTGCCGTCAGAAGAACGTCAACTTCTACATGTTTAATCTCGAAGATACAGAATTCTTCAATCGTTATGCAGACGGTGTTCCTGTCTATGCAGACTATAAGCAGCTTGTCAATAAGTACAGCGTAGTCCACTTCGACGGTCCTCATACACTCGAAGCTCTCGATGCTGAGATTGCATTCTTCCTCGAGCGGTCAGATCCTGGCGCTGTCTTCGTCTTCGACGACGTAGAGATGTACGAGCATGATGCTGTGCACAATCAGTTGCTAGAGTATGGAATGGAAATTGCCATAAGAACTCCTCGTAAGTGGTCATACGTCAAGAAGGAACATATCGACAAGAAGTGGGAACCAGTCGTTGGAACTCCAGGTTGGGAACCAAATGCAGAGCAGTACACACCAAAGGGCGGTCCAAGTTTTAATTATAAAATCGACCTGTGAAAATAAGCATGTACAAAATAGCGAACCTGTAGTAGATTGAATAATACAAACAAGGAACTACAGAGGTAAACATGGTCATCAAGGTTAAAGCTAAACCCAAACAGATCTCTCGCTCGGCTATCAAGTCTATCGATGACAAAGCCTATGGCTCCGAGCCTATCGTAATCGATGGCTATAGCAATGCCTTGAATTGGTATAACTACATGGCATCTGATGATCAGTCACGCGACTGGTTCTTCACGTATGCCAAGAAGAA